TATAAGCTAAACGATCAGTTTAAAATAGGTGATAAACTATATAGAATAAACTCTATCAAGACTAACCTTAATACTGGGGCATCAGAACTTGAATTGTTGAATCTCATACCTGACATAGATACAATAATATGATAAAAAAAATATTAGACTTACTGAATTTAGATGATTTCTATGGTGTATCAGAAAATATAGATATAGCAAAAGGAAAATATAGAGCTGTAAGAAACATGAAAGATGTTATTAACCACACAAAAAGAAGAATTTATAGATCATGAAAAAGATATTAGTAGAATTTAAAGTATTAGACACTTCTGGCTCTATAAATAAAACATCGGAGCAGATGGGTAATCTTGGTAGACAAACCCAAAAAACTACCAAAAAGTTTAAAGATAACACTGCTAATGCTGGGCTAAATAATGCAATACTAATGGAGACCAGTAGACTTGCGTCTGATGCTAGTTTTGGTTTTATGGCAATAGGTAACAACCTGTCGCAGCTTATCAACTTGTTTCAGATGTCAGCTAAATCAGCAGGAGGTGTAACCTCTGCTTTTCGTAAACTATTAACCTTAAATTCATTGCTTATTGTAGGGATTCAGCTTGTTATATCTTTTTTGCCTAAGTTAATTAAGAGATTTCAAGAATCTAGAAAGGATGCAGATGCCCTTGGTAGCGCACTTGCTACGGCTAGAGCTGAAGCCACAGACTATGAAGCAGAAGTTAGATCGTTACAAAGCGCAATTGATAGCGGAAATTTGAGCTTTAAAGAAAGCGAAATAGCCTTAAATAAACTTAAAAAATTAACTGGTGAAAATTCTTTAGAGCTAGATGCTAATAATAAACTTACTAAAGCATCTACAGAGATATTACAAAAAAACATAGAGAAAAAAATACAGCAAGCAAAAGCAGATGCTATTCTTCAGTTAATACAAGAAGAAAGTAAAAAGGCTTTTGAAGAAATAGCAAAACTTAGAGCAAAAGAAAACTCTTCTATATTTAAGTTCTTTACGCTACTGAAAAAAAGAGCGCAACCTATAATTGATGTATTTGTAAATATTAAAAACAAGTTTGTTGATTTTGTAACTTCTATAGTTGAAAATCCAATATTCCAAAAACTTCTGCCAATGTCTCTTAAGGCGGCAGCACAAGGACTTCGTGACTTTAACGAAGAAATGGATAGTTCGGAGGAGAAATCTAGAAGAAAAAACATAATTGATGAAAAAGTAAATAAAATACAAGAGGAATTAGCTGAAAAAACCAGTGTTTATCAAAAATCTTTAGATGAGCTTAATAAGTCTATTATCGGAAACACAACAGTAGAAACAGATGCTGTAGAGAAAAAGCATGAATTTTTAGACATCACAAAAAAACAAATATCTGCCATAGAAAAAGAGAGGTTAGCACTTGAAGAGTTAGGTAGGTTCAAAGATAAAATAGATAGAGATACTGAAAGATTTGAAGATAGAAGATCGCTTTTTGCTATTCAAAGAGTTGATATAGAGAGGGAGTCTGGAGAGAAAAGATTAGCTTTAATGCAATCACAAGGTGTTAATGAAAAAGCCATAGAGATTGCTCGATCAAAATTTAATATTCTCATTGACAAGAAAACTAATGAAGCTAGAAAAGAAATGCTTTTTGAACTTGGAGATGCCCTTGTTCAAGCAGCAGGTGAAGGAAGTGCAGTAGGTAAAGCTGCTGCTGTAGCTATGGCTATAATGAATACTCATGAAGGTATAACTAAAGCTCTAACTCTGAAACCTCCGTTTAACTTTATAGCAGCAGCTACAGTAGCTCTTAAAGGTTTTGCCTCAGTTAGATCAATAATGTCAACTAAGATTCCACAAGGTGGTAGTAGTGCAGGTAGTTCAGGATCAATGAGAGGTGCAGGGCAACAAAGCGTAACCGCACCAGATTTCAATATAGTAGGAGCTTCAGAGACTTCACAACTTGGTAGAGTATTGGCACAAAACCAACAAGCAATAAAAGTAAATTTAGTATATGATGATTTAGTAAACTTTGGAAATAAAGCAGATAGAACAACAAATGTAGCAGCAATATGAAAATAATAGAATTACTTATAGACGAAGAAGCAATGCTTTCAGGCATTGAAGCTATTTCGATAGTGGACAAACCAGCTATAGAGGAAAACTTTATAGCTCTTAACAAACAACCTAAGCTAAAACTTGCAGAGGTAGATAAAGAGAAGCGTATTCTTATGGGGGCTGCTTTAGTTCCTGACAGAAACATCTACAGAAAAGAAGGTGAAGATGAGTTTTATATTTATTTCTCTAGTGACACTGTAAGAAAAGCTAGTGAGTTATTTTTAATGAGAGGTAATCAAAACAAGTCTACCTTAGAACATCAAGCTGACCTCCATGGTTTATCAGTTGTAGAGAGTTGGATTGTAGAGGATGAAACCCATGACAAAACTAGAAAATATGATCTAGATATGCCAGTAGGAACATGGATGGTCTCTATGAAGGTTAACAATGAGGAGGTATGGGAAAAGTATGTTAAAACTGGACTTGTAAAAGGATTCTCTATAGAAGGTTATTTCACTGATAAGATAAATATGTCTGAGATTAGAAATGATATTCAAGAGACTTATGCCAAAGAAATATTATTAGAGATACAAGATTTTATAGTATCCAAAAAATATAAACTAGCGACATATAACGATTATCCAAATGCAGTTGTAAATAATGCAAAAAGAGTATTAGAATTTGTAGATGAAAATGGCTGGGGTTCTTGCGGAACACCTGTAGGAAAACGCAGAGCATCGATGTTGGCAACAAAATCTAATCTATCGGTATCAACCATAAAAAGGATGAGAAGCTTTCTTCTTAGACATGCAAAAGACTTAGAGGTGTCTACATCATATACAGATGGTTGTGGAAAACTTATGTATGATGCATGGGGAGGAAAAGCAGGGCTTAGATGGGCAGAATCAAAACTAAAAGAGCTAGGAGAGATAGATTTAATTACACAAGTAATAGATGAAAAAATAGCCATCATTGATGATAGAGCAGCTTATTCTACCAAAGAAATGGCTATTGAAAAAGCCAAGGATATGGGATGCGATGGATTTCATGTTCATGTATTAGATGATAAAGAGTGGTTTATGCCATGTGAGAAGCACAAACTTGCTAAAGTTGGCAAAAGAGGTGGCATTGTAAAAAGTCCAAAAGCACCAAAATCTGGCACACCAAATCCTAATCCCAAAGGTAAAGGTACAGCTAGAGGAACAGCAAAAGGTAAAACTGGTGCTAAAGTATCTGCAAGAGACAGAGCAACATTAAAAAAGAAATCTGATGAATTTAATAAGAAATATAAAAGTAAATTGGGCTATGGTGTCACTACTGGTGTCCTTGCTTCTGTTTATCAGCGTGGGCTTGGAGCTTACAATACATCTCGTAGCCCAAAAGTGCGTTCAGCTAGTCAATGGGCTTTTGCAAGGGTTAATGCCTTTCTCTATTTAGTGAAAAATGGCAGACCACAAAATGCAAAGTATACGACCGATAACGATCTGCTTCCAAAGAAACATCCTAAATCTAGAAGAGCATGAATTACTTTAGAAGAAGAATAAACAAATTTAGAAATAAATTCACTTACAGCAGGACATCTCCAGACAATGACAGAAGGGGATGTCTTTGCCCAGATGGAAGGTCTTACCATAGAGATTGTTGCGATGGAAGCCTTCAAGCTCAGGGTATTGGAAAAGTATAAAAGGCAACAAAAATTTAATAATAGGTTTATTAGTTATAAAATTTTAAGCATGGAAAATAATTCAACAACAATTCTAAATGAGATACTTGAAAAACTAAGTGTTCTCACTAAAGAAGATGAAATGGCACAAGGTATTGAAAACGAAGATGTCGTTTCTGAAAAAGTAGAAGCATCTTCACAAGAGCTTTCTACTGATCTTAAAGACGAAGATGAAGCTCCTGCTCCTACTCCAGAACCAGTTGAAGCTGAAGAAGCTCCTGACGTAAAGACTTATGTTACAATGGATGCTTTTAATGAAGTTACAACAGGTTTAAAAGCAGAGATAGAAGCAATCAAGCAAAAAATGATGGCTGAAGTAGATAAATACAAAAGCCAGAAAGAAGAATTATCTAAAGAAGTAGAAAAGCTTTCAGCAGAACCAGCAGCAGAGCCTATTAAGCACAGCCCTGAGTCTGACTCTAAAAAGCTAGACCTAAATCTAGGTAATAACAGACCGCAAACTACTCTTGATAGGGTTATGCAAAGAATTTCTAAATAATAAATTATAAAAAATGGCAACAACAACATCAATCACATCAACTTACGCTGGAGAGTTTGCTGGTAAATACATATCGGCTGCACTTTTAAGCGGAGACACTTTGGCTAATGATCTAATCACCATTAAGCCTAATGTAAAATTCAAAGAAGTGTTAAAGAAAGTAGCAACTGATGACATCGTAAAAGATGCAACTTGTGACTACACAGACACTAGCACAATCACTTTAACTGAAAGAATCTTACAGCCAGAAGAATTTCAAGTAAATTTAACTGTATGTAAAAAAGACTTTATCTCAGATTGGGAAGCAGTATCTATGGGCTTTTCAGCATATTCAAATTTGCCTGAAAACTTCACTGATTTTCTTTTAGCTCATGTAGCTGATAAAGTAGCACAAAGAATGGAAACAAACATTTGGAATGGTGCTAACGGAACTACTGGACAGTTTGACGGATTCAAGCAAACTTTAGCATCAGATTCAGATGTAGTAGACGTTACTGCTACCGATGTAACTGCTGCAAACGCTATTGCTCAGATCGGAGCTGTAGCAGATGCAATTCCTTCTACAGTATACGGAAAAGAAGATTTATTCATCTATGTAGCTTCTAACGTATACAGAGCTTATGTAAGAGCCTTAGGAGGATTTTCTAGTAACGTAGGAGCTGCTGGTACTGACAACAAAGGTACTCAATGGTTCAATGGAGGTAACCTTACTTTCGATGGAATCAATGTAGTTTTAGCGAAAGGTTTACCAGCTAATATTATGGTAGCAGCTCAAAAGAGCAACCTATTCTTTGGAACTGGACTATTATCTGATCATAACGAAGTTAAAGTTATCGATATGGCAGATGTAGATGGATCACAAAACGTAAGAGTGGTAATGCGTTTTACTGCTGGTATCCAGCATGGTATTGGAAGCGAAATTGTACTTTATACATAAAATAGCTTTCTAAATTATATAAGGGGTAGGTAAACATCTGTCTGCCTACCCTTTTTTGTTAAACTTAAAATATTTAAAATTATGTCATGTACTTTAACAGGGGGTAGACAAAAGCCATGTAAAGATGCTGTAGGAGGTATAAAAAAAATATATTTTGTAGATTTTGGAGGACTAAATGATATTACTACAAGTGACGATGAAGTGACTGATCTTAATGGTACATTCAATTACCATAGATACGATGTCAAAGGCAATTCATCACTAGAAACAAATATCAATACGTCTTTAGAGAATGGCACAACATTCTTTGAGCAGAATCTATCAGTCTCTTTACATAAACTTACCAAAGAAGATAACAAAGAGCTAAAGCTTATTGCTTTCGGTAGACCACATATAGTTGTACAAACTTTTGACGATAAATTCCTATTAGTTGGGATGCAGCATGGTGCTGAAGTCACAGGCGGAACTATGGTTACTGGAACAGCGATGGGAGATATGCAAGGTTATACACTTGAGTTTACAGCAAATGAAACAACAATGCCTAACTTTATAAATGGAGGTCAAGACAACAATCCATTTGCAGGATTAGGTTCGGCTAATGAAACTCAGTCTACTTTAAGAACTCCATAAGGGGGAGATAGTTCGATCAAATCAGGGGAGGTATACTCCCCTTTTTTGTTTAAAAACAATTTCTTACTTTTAGGTTTATTATATATGGAGATATTATCTACTTCTACAGATAGCCAATCTATTAAGATTATACCAAGGGCTGATGCAACAAGTCCTACCTTTACTCTATTTGATAAATCTCAAAGAAAAACTTCGACAGTTAGTGTGTCAAAGAGTGATTCTGGTGATTACATGGTTTTATCTGGAAGCTTTGCTTTGAAAGAAGGAAACACTTACGGATTCACTGTAAAAGATAGTTCAACGACTATATATAAGGGTTTAATATTTTGCACTGATCAGACAAACCTTGATAGGTATACTGTAAATGATCAAGAATATACTCACGAAGAAAGTTTTGACAACGAATACGTTATTATATAATGGCAAATAAAAGTATAAATAGAGCAAGAAAAACTAATACACAAAGTATACCGATTAGTAAACAAGCGGTTCATATTCTTAATTTAAGTAGCTATACTAAGCCAGAGGTTTTTGAATCTAAAAAGAATGACTGGGTTGAATACGGAGATCAGAATGATTATTTTCAGTATTTAATAGATAGGTATAATGGATCGCCTACTAATAATGCAGCTATAAATGGAATAGCAGAAATGATTTATGGCAGAGGTTTAGACGCTGTAAACACTGACGAAAACTCTGAATCTTATCAGATGATGAAAGAGTTATTTAAAAAGGACTGCATGAAAAAAACTTGCTATGACTTTAAGATGATGGGTCAAGCTGCTTTGCAAGTAATATATTCTAAAGATGGAAGCAGGATTGTCCAAGTTGAACATATACCTGTAGAAACTCTAAGGGCTGAAAAAGCATCAGATGGAGGTGAAGTTGAAGCTTATTACTACTCTCCTGACTGGCAAGAGGTGTCTTTAAAAAATAAGCCTAAGAGAATACCAGCTTTTGGCACAAACAATTCAGGTATTGAGATATTATATATAAGACCCTACAGAGCTGGGTATTATTACTATTCACCTGTAGATTATCAGGGAGGGTTACAATATTGCCAAATAGAAGAAGAAGTAGCAAACTTTCACATCAATAATATACAGAATGGTCTTTCTCCTTCGATGCTTATTAACTTCAATAATGGACAGCCTGACAAGGAGCAGAGAGATGAAATAGAAAGAGCTATCTACAATAAATTCAGTGGCAGTTCAAACGCAGGTAAATTTATATTAGCATTTAATGACAGCAAAGATTTAGCAGCAACTCTTGAACCTGTAGAATTATCTGATGCTCATCAGCAGTATCAATTCTTATCAGATGAATCTATGAAAAAAGTCATGGTATCCCATAGAATTATATCTCCCATGCTTGTTGGTATAAAAGATCAAACAGGTCTTGGAAATAACGCAGAGGAGTTACAGACAGCATCTATACTAATGGACAATACTGTTATAAGACCTATGCAGGTTACTATTATTGATGAATTACAAAGAATATTAGAGTATAATGATATTGATTTAGATTTGTATTTTAGAACACTTCAGCCACTTGAATTTACTGATCTTACAAATGCAATTACAGATGCTGAGGTAGAAAAAGAGACTGGTATTAAGCCAGAAGATATGGATGAAGCTATACAACGTAATAATATAGAAGAATAATGCCAACTGCAATATTTATAAAGAGAGAAGATTTAGTAAAAAATACAGCTCTAAGCGGTTCTGTTGATACAGATAAGTTTATTCATTTTGTAAAGTTAGCTCAAGAGATTCATGTAAGAAATTATGTGGGAACTGACTTATATGATAAAATTAGTTCAGATATTCTTTCATCAAGTTTAACAGGTAATTACTTGACTTTGGTGAACGATTATATACAGCCTATGCTTATACACTTTGCTATGGCTGAATATTTAGGATTTGCTGCATATACTATCAGCAATGGAGGTGTATTTAAACATTCAAGTGAAAATAGCGAGATAGCTGACAAAACAGAAGTAGATTCTTTAGTGGCTAAGGAGAAGGACTATGCAGAGTATTATACAAATAGATTTGTAGAATACATGAGTTTTAATGCTCCTAACAATTTTCCTGAATATTATACAAATCAAAACGAGGATGTATATCCTGACAAAGAAGTTTTATTTAATGGATGGGTTTTTTAATTATGTACCAAAAGAAGAAAAAAAAGAAGAAGGACAAAAAGAAAAAAAGAGGTATAAGCATAAAAAGAAGAATGAAGTAAAACTAAAAGGCTTTCTTAAAAAGAAGTAGTTATTTCATTTATTGTTTTTATAATAAATTATAAATTATGGCACAACAAACTATAGGTGTAGGTAGTGTAGCTAATGATGGCACTGGTGATTTTATTAGAGATGCTTTTGTAAAGGTAAATTCAAACTTTACAGAAATATATGCTGATAACTTTGTTACTAATGCTAGAATGGCTGATGCTTCAGTAAAAGCTGTAGAACTAGCTACAACAAACACAGCAACATCAAGCGAAGATAACTTTGTGTTGTCTTATGATCATGCATCTGGGGGATTCACTTGGATT